TGCTGGCGGTCATGTACCAGGCCGACCTCAACGACGATCCGACCGAGGAGTCGACCTGGCGGAAGGCGAACCCGGAGCTCGGGCACCGGACTCCGGTCTCCGAGTACCAGCGCAAGAAGCACCAGGCGGTCTCACCGGACCCAAACGTCCGCGAGGAGTTCTTCACGCAGCTGCTCGCCACGTTCACGCCCGACCTTGCGGCGGCGATCCCGGTCGCCTTCTACGACGCCTGCGTCGACCCGTGGCAGCTGGAGGACGCACAGGGCCTGCCTGCCGTGGTGTCCGTCGACTTCAGCGTCGGCGGCTGGGCAGGGGTCCAGTACGACCTGACCAGCATGAACCTCGCGGTATGGGACGGGGTCCGGTTGCTCTCCAGGAACTGGCACTACTGGGCCGGGCAAGACCCGGCCGCCGACGAGGCGCGTACGCGCCAACCGATCCGCCACTGGATGCAGGAGGGGCGGCTGGTGAACTGCGGCCGGGTGATCGACTACGGGATCCTCGAACGCCAGATCGAGGTCATTGCGCGTGTGGTCGACCTGAAGTGGCTCGTCGCCGACCCGGTCGGAAAGGCCGGCGCGTGGTGCGATTCGATGGAGAAGAAGCACGGCTGGCAGTGGAGCAGGGCACCGCAGAACGGCATCTACATGGGCTCGGCGTGGGCGATCTGGCAGGACTACGTCAGGGGCCGGAAGGTTCGCTTCGACACCGACCCGGTGCTTCGCTCGGCCATTGAATGCACCCGGCTGTACCAGGGTCCGAGGACACCGCCGTACCCGGTGAAGTCGCACGACCGCGCAAACAACGACCCGCTCATCGCGGCGCTGATGGGAATCAAGGTGATGAACGACCGCGAGATGCTGACCGAGTCGATGTACGCAGACGCCTCGCGGATCTCGTTCTAGAAAACACCCTCCAGCGTGGTGGAGGGTGTAGCCCGCTTGGGCCTCGGCACCAGGTAGTGCCCATCATCCGATTGCGCGATCGGTGTCTCGTTGTGTGACGGCGCCATAAAGATATACGGAATCTCTGCGGAGGTTCCACGTAATCGCTTGAAGTCCGTGCCGCAATCCTCGCAAATTCGAGGATGGGAATCTTCGGCAGCCTCTTCGGCCTCAGACGACGCATCGCCGTCGGCTTTGACGCCCCTGCCATGTGGGTCTCCTCGTCGGTCTCGGAGCTGCCCGCGGTCCAGCGGTGCGTCTCCCTGATCGCCGGCGACGTTGCCCGCTGCCCGATCCTGCTGCGCGACTCGGCCGGCAACGCCGTCTCCGACCCCGCGGTGGAGGAGCTGCTGTCCGGGCAGGCGCAGGGCCAGTACCTGACGGGCTCCGACTTCCGCCGCTGGATGGCTGCCGAGGCGCTTCTGACTGGCAATTCGTTCGCCCAGATCGTGACCGACTCGCTCGGCCAGCCGGTGGCCTTCCGCCCGATCTCCAGCCAGTCGATGTCCATGCGCGAGGACACCGACGGCACCCTGCGCTGGTACTACCAGGAGCAGGAGGTGGACTACTCGGCGGTCCTTCACTTCAAGGGCACGACCTCCATCGGCAACCCGTACTGGGGCGCCTCGCCCCTGGGCGCGATCAAGACCGCTGCCGAGTCCGCGGCCGACATCGAAGGTTCGATCAAAGCGTGGGCCAAGGCCGGCTGCCAGCAGAAGAACGTCTTCAGCCACCCCGGCCAGATGCGCCCGGACGTCCGCGACCAGATGCGGACGGCGTTCACGCTCCAGCACCTGACACCGGGCGCGGCCTCGCTGCCCGTCTTCGTGGGCGAGGGGATCAAGATCGAACAGATGTCGCCCACCTGGGCGTCGGACGTTGCCGCCATGCGCGGGTCGGCCTCGAAGCTGGTGGCCAACGCCTTCGGCGTCCCGGCCGCCTACCTCGACATGAGCGACGCCCGGACCCAGCCCGAGGTCGCCCAGGCCTACGTGAGCGGGTGCCTCGAAGTCTGGGGCCGGAACTTCGAGAGCGAGATCACTTCCAAGCTCTGCCGGCCCGGCGTCCGCGCCACGTTCGACTGGACGCCCGTCACCCAGGGCGACTTCCGCACCGCCGGCCGCGCCTACGCGCAGCTCACCCAGGTCGGCGTCCTTGCCCCCAACGACGTTCGCCGCCGGCTCGGCTTCGAGCCGTGGCCCGGCCTGGACGAGCCGCGCCCCGTCATCTCGGGCGTGACCGCGCAGGCAGAAGCCCAGCCGGAGGAGGAGCCCGATGCGTGAGATCCGCGCCAACCTGGTCCCCAGCGAAGACGGCAAGATCCGCGGCCTCGCCGCGGTCTGGGATTCGTGGTCGCACCTCATCACCGAGCGTGGCCGCACGTTCCGCGAGCGGATCAAGCGCGGCGCCCTGAAGCCCGACCCCGAGGGTGTGTCGCTCTGGTGGATGCACGACCACAAGGCGCCCCTCGCGAATGAACGCTCGGGCACCCTGAAGATCACCGAGACCGACGAAGGCCTCGCGTTCGAGGCCGACATCGGCACCACGCAGCGGGCCGAGGAGATCCGCGACCTTGTCCGTCGCGGCGTCGTGTCCCAGATGTCCATCGGCTTCATCGCCGACAGCGACACGTGGGACGGCACGACTTCACGAACCATCACCGGCGCACGGCTCCACGAGGTCTCCCTGGTGGAGACGGGCCGAGCGGCTTACCCCACCACTTACGCAAACGCACGAAAGCAGAAGGAACGCACCATGTCGCTTCGCGAGAACCGCTCGAAGGTCGAGCAGCTGAAGGCTGAGTACCCCAACGCCACCGATGAACGCCAGCTCCAGATCCTGGAGGAAGTCGGCGACCTGGAGGAGATGATCGCCGCCGAGCGGTCGTCGTTCGACCAGAAGCTCAAGGCCGCCCCGGCCGCCGTCGCCGCGCCGTTCGTCCACACGAACCGCATCGCCTCCAAGCCGAAGGACGAGCTCCGCGAGTGGTTCCGCGGCGGCTTCCGCTCCGAACGCGCCACGTCGCTGGCCATGACCACGTCTGGCAGCGCAAACACCGCCATGGGCGCCGACGCGACCATGCCGATGCTGTCGAACGAGTTCGTGAAGGCGCTGGACCAGGAGTCCGTCATGCGGACGCTGGCGACCGTGGAGACGCGCGGCGCCGACACGGACGTCGCGATCATCTCCGGCCGGCTCACGGCCTCGCTGATCGCCGAAGGCGCGGCGTACTCGAAGCAGGACATGGACACCACGAAGGTGTCCTTCACCTCCTACAAGTCGGGCGTCTTCACCGACATCACCGAGGAGGCCCTGCAGGACACCGTCTGGGACCTCGCTGGGAACGTCGTGCAGGAGCACGGCCGCGCCCACTCGCGCCTCTGGGAAGGCTTCTACGCCACGGGCACGGGCTCCAGCCAGCCGCAGGGCGCTTTCGCGGCGACCTGGGGCACGACGCACGACACGGCGGCGGTCGGCCTCCCGACCGTGGACGACCTCGTCAAGGCGGCCTACAAGCTGAACCCGGCCTACCAGCCGTCGGCCGTCTGGCTGATGAACCAGGCGACCTGGGCGAACGTTGTGGCCACCGCCACCAGCGGCAAGTACCTCCTGAACGGCGAGAACGGCAACATCCTCCGCGACGGCGCGGTCGCCCTGTTCCTCGGCAAGCCGGTCTACATCTCGGAGTTCGCGCCCACGGCCGCGACGGCCAGCACCATCTCGGTGCTGTTCGGCGACTTCAAGCGCGGCTACCGGATCGTGGACCGTTCGACGGTGTCCTTCACCGTGGACGACATGAGCCAGCGGTCGTCGGGCCTCATCCGCTACAGCTCGCGGATGCGGTCGGACGCACGTGCGGTCGACCTGTCGGCCGTCGTCCGTGTCCGCGTCAAGCCGTCCTGATTCAGTCTCCCCCAGAAGCTCCTGGGGCGGGGTCCACGCACCCCGCCCCGGGAGTAATTGAGGATCGGCCATGCCAAAGCCCACGACCGCACAGGCGAAGGACTGGCTCAACGTCCCGCACACGCTGGACGACGCCAAGATCGCGCAGATGGTCGATGCGGCCTTCGCGGAGTGGCAGGATTCGACGGGGCGCAGCGAGGCCGAGATGACCCACGCGGAGTTCGTGGCGATCCTCGAACGTGTCGGCAACCTCTACGGCTTCCGCGGCGACGACTCGGTCGGGCCTTCGACCTGGTTCGTGGACGCGATCCGCAGGATGCACAACCCCAATTCGGTGGGCTGAACCATGGCCGGCGCCGGCTACCGACGCGAGCGGATGAAGTACCAAACGATGACCCCGACCGTCGACGCGGCTGGGCAACAGTCCATCGCGTGGGCAGACGTCGTCACGCTGGCCGCGGTCGTGACCCCGAGCCAGCGCGAGGTCATAGACGACGGCGGCGTGGCCGTCCGCACCGACGTCATCCTGGAGGCGTCCTGGCACCCATCCGTCGCGGCCAAGGGCCGCCTGGTGGAAGTGCCCAGCGGGCGCATCTTCTACATCTCGTCGGTCACCGAGCCAGACGGCGGCCGCAACCGCCGGCTACGGATCGTCGCGTCCGAGGTGGCCACGTGATCCGGGCCGTCTTCGAGAACGCCGAGGTGAAGGCGCGGCTCCTGGCCATGAGCCAGGTGGCCCGGGAGCGGGTCTATCGCAAGGTGATGCGGCGCAACGCAAAGCCCGTGGTGAACCAGCTGACGCAGGCCTGGAAGGGCGCCCGCCGCCGCCAGGGCGAGATCACGGGCGACATCGCGTGGGCGCAGGAGGCCCGGCTGAGGTTCAAGCGGCGCGGCAAGGCCGCCGGCATGGCCACGCTGGAGATCGGCACGAACTACAAGCACGGCGGCGGGGCGAAGCTCTGGCACATCATCGAACGTGGCTTCCGCCACTACGGCAAGAGCAAGACCTACCGCACGATGGGCACCGAGGCCAACCGGATCAAGGCCGAGCGGAAGTCCTTCGTCTCCGAGGTCGCCACGGCCAACCGCGTCCAGGGCATGGGCAAGTCGTCCGTCGGAATCGCCTTCCGCGCATGGCGCGAGAAGCACGGCGACAAGGACGCGAAGCTGGTGGCCGCCGAGAAGGGCAGGGGCGAACGCCGTGCCGACGCCCGCCGCCGA